TTCACCGATGTAGAGGCCGTAGGCTGATTCAGGTATCTTAGTCGGGAATAGTTCTTGAGGTAGTTCTCGAACGAAGTTAACCGGAACGTTATCGACAAACTGACGGATCTTAGATAGAACTGACTTTGCTGCTCCTTCATCCGCATGGCGGATCATTTCATCGAGAAGTCCATGGGCGGGAAGTGGAGTGCCAGATTCCAAGGCTTGTTTATAGGCACCCGCCATACGAGCCTGGATAGCCCCCCAATCTTGCAATGCTGGATGCACGGCCGACGGCATGTCCATTACAGGACCGCGAAGCTCTTCATTCAGAGTATGCATGCCTTCGCTGACTTGGGCCTTGGCTGCTTCGGGAGTGGTTCTAACGATTGTCGGCTTGCCGTCAGGACCTGTTACCACTCGGCCGCGAGGTTTAGAGATTGAGGTGGAGGGAGAAGGGACTATATCTCCCTTAGGTTCGATCGTGGTTGCGGCTTCCTTAGCTACAGCCCCTGACATTTCCTCAGTAGTCACTGCAGTCCTAGACATTCTCGGAGTTTCCTTTCCTCCCAGAAAACCGACGGCGGTCTGAAGTCCTATATCGATGAACTGGTTCAGACCCTCAACAGTTTGCCTCACATCCGCCTTGGTAATGGCCGCCGAGCTGGTTCCCTTTTCCGGCGCGAGTTTCTCAACCTTCTCCCCTGCAAGCTTTACAGCCTGTTGAATAGGGTGCGAGGCTATGATATCAACTCCGGCTTCCACCGGCGACCACACCGCGCCTAGTATGTCCATCCAGCCCTTGGCAGCGCTGGATAGCTGGCCAAGGATAGTCTCTGCCTTGTCCACATCGCCGAAGTTCTTTTTAATCCCGGCGAGATATTGGTTAGACAATTCGGTATAGTGAGACCAGTAGTCCTTGGCAGTTTGAACCGGAGCGCCGAGAGTAGCAGACGCTAGAGATGGTTTAGCTGGCTTAACTTGCCCTGTCATCTGCTCAAGTGAGACAGAGCCAGGTACAGAACTGGGTTTGGGAGGAGATGCTTTTATCTGTCCAAGCATCTCCTCCAGCGAAACAGCCATTATTCAGCTTCCTCAGTATCTTCGTCTTTATCTTCTGAAGATTCCTCACTAACTTCTCCTGGCCCCGTGCCGACGGGGATGAAGGCTTCGCCGGTCCAGAGATAGGTCTTGTCCGAATACTTACCGATGCCCTTGTAATACTGATTAGGTTTGAGAGCAGAAGGGCTAAGCCTCCCATCCTTGGATGGCATGGGAAGTGGCTTCGCAGGCGAAGCGCCAGGGGTTTTGGCTACCGAGCTCAGTCCGCCAAAATCCCCCCGCCGGTCGGCTTCTTGGAAGGCCTGTTTGGCGGCGGCCACCTGGGTCATCGCTGGATTATTGGCACGAAGGGATTTCATTCGCTCGGCGACGATGCGGGAGACATTCCGCGCGCGGGCGAGTTCATCGGGAGTATCTAGGTTGTACTTTTCCTGAACCAGATCGGAGATGGACTTGATCTCGCTCGAGGTTGGAGCCTTAGTAATAGCCCCCTCTTTAGTCAGCTTATCTCCTCTGAGATCCGCCTCTCGAGTCTGAGCCTCAATGAGAGGCAAACGAGCTGTATGCTCTTGAGCGGCAGCACTTTCAGCCTGCGCACGCGCTTGGGCGGCGGCTATCTCTGCCTTGTCCTTTTGGCTCTGAATAGCACTGGAGATAGATCTGATCATGTCAGGGGAATAGGACATGGAGAGGATTCGCTGAACCTGAGGATCCTTCGCCTCATCGGGATGGAGCATTTGGAAGGTGTTGACAGCGCTGCGCCAGGAATTCGCATCGGTGACATTTCCAAGCAGATCGCTGACGTCCTTGAGTTTTTGGTTAGAGATCTTTCTCTGTTCTTCGGTAATCTTCGCCTGGTTGGTTCGAAGGGTCGAGGCGGTTTTAGCGTATTCCTTTGCTTCCTCCGGCCGGCCGGAGGCCAAGGCCAGCTGGGTCATTTGATCCATCTGTGATGCGACAGTGTCGGTGATGCCAGTGGGATCATCAGCCCCCATGGTTCCCATACTCGCCATGCGCTTCATCATAGATTGCTGGGACTGAAGGGCAAGCTTGCTGGTATCGAGATTGACCTGTTCCTGTTGAAGCTTTAGTCCGCCCTCCGCCATTTGCTGGGCGAACTCCTGCTTCTGCATCTGACCCTGTTGGGCAGCCTGAAGACCGGAGGCGAAGCCATATAGGTCACTCATGAGATGCTCCTAAGAGACAATGCCAGCGAAGCCAGTATCGTAGGTTAGACCGCCAGAGTTAGGTATCCAACCACTGGATCCTCCTCCTCCGCCCCAGCCTCCACCAAAGCCGCCGAGGCCAGCTCCGCTATTATTCTGCCCAGCCATAAAGCCAAGGCTGGCTAGAGCCCCGCCATACTGGTTATAGCCAGCAGTGTTAGCAGATGAAGCTCCGCCAAGGGCGCCAGTGGGATTGACAGGAGAACTCAAGCCGGCGAGGCTGGAGAGCAAGCTAGCGTACTGATTGAATGTATTTTGGGCATAGCCCTGGCCGTACTGGGTTAAGGCAATGGCTTCGTTTCCAGAGCCGCTAAACCCACTCGAGGCCATTTCACGAGTGACAGCGTCGGTGCCCTGGCCAAAGTTAAATTGATAGCCTGGAAGGCTGGTGACAGAGCTGGGATTGTTGATGAGAGAAGCGAGCTGCTGGGCATAGCCTTGCTGCTCACCAAATACAGTTTGCGCCATGCCTTCTTGTTGGCCAGCAATCGAACCCTGTTGGGAGGCGCTGTAGGCGGCTACGCCTGCACTTGCGAGGGAACCGACGAGCATGACTGCACCGCTGAATGCCATTTTATGATTCTCCCAGATATTTTGCCCAGACAGTATCGAGAGGGGTAAAGCCCTTTCGGACGAGGATAGAGCCCCAGTTGAACGCAAGCTTCACATGATAGGTAATGATATTGGTACCAAGGGATCGAAGGTCCGCTTCGCAGAAGTCAATGAACTCCCGCCCGATGCCGCGGTGCTCAGGATCGATATAGATCACGTCGTTGGAGGCGAAGCGAGTGGACTTATAATGGGGATTGGTTCGGAGGAGAAAGACGTTATAGGCCTTGATCTCTCCATATACCCGGCCGGTGTAGAATATAGCGATGCCTTCGGAGTCCAGCTTGGAATAGAGATCTTCATCGACGTCGAGCGGGATATTGTCCTTATTCCAGGCGATTTCATCATAGTGCTTCTGGACTAGGGGAAGGGCTTCGTAGAAGCAGTCAGAGAAATTCTCACGACTGAATAGCATTGTCATGTCGCGGCCGTCACAGCGGTGAGTAAGCCAAAGGTGAAGGTCATCGAACCATTAGCGCCGCCGGTGGTAAGCTTGGCAGTGGTGATAGCGGGGGTGGTGAGGCCTAGAGCTAGGTCCTGTTGGAGGATGGTAAACCACTGGTACCAGACCAAGTTCATCTTCCCGCTGGACTCTATAACTGATATTTCACGTGGGGGAGGAATTGGGAGTCTGATAATAGTCATAGAGTACCTATGTCGAGTTGCAAATCGCCGGACTTAATCCGCAGCTTGTTGTTGGTCAAGTAGCGAAAGTGATACGCCCGGCGGTAGAACGAGCCGTCTTGGTCCAGAAGGGGTCGGTCGTCGAACAGATCTATCGAGCGGAAGTTAGACCAGGTGTTATAATCATCATCGCTGTAGCGGGCGAGGAGCTGTCCCTGGACTTTGTCAGCGAGGAAGTAAAGCATGTTGAGGGACTTGGAACGCTGGGTCCCCCCAGTGAAATTGGGAGTGTAGATGTCCATGGGGAATAGAACCCCAAGGTCACTGTAAACAGCCGGATCCATAGTATAGATACCACCGTTGGTGGTATGCTGAATAATATGTTGACCAGGGATATTACCCTGACCAGGGCCTAAGGGCGGGACGTAGGTCATAGCCGCCACAGGCCACATATTACCAGAGGGATCAGACCAGATATACCAAAGCTTTTGATCTAGATCATAGACTAGAGTAATATTGAGAGTGGTGAAAGTCACACCATACCAACGATGGCCTGAGTATTTTGTGACCCAGGAGAATATTTGTCCGCTACCACCGCCTGAGCCGTAGAGAAATATCGCGGCATGAAGCACGCGGTCGATGGCGGGGGTAGAGATGATCTTGGTACTGAGATTTTCCATTATCACAACCTGTGCGCTAGGCACACGGTTGGCGGTTACCCAGATGAGGATCTCATCTATCTTTTGAACAGTGAAGCCACTGAAACAGCCATAAGGGATCTGCGCATTAGGAATGGGAGAGAGCGGCGAACCGACAGGATTACCTGCGTCGTAGAAGGGTTGAGTAGTCCACTGTTTAAAGGCAATGACATAAGTCAACTGCGTTGCAATGAACATGCCTTGGTCAGCCTGGGTAGAGGCAAGAATCTTGTTGGTGCCACTCCAGACTAGGGCATTGTTCTGGTTCTGTGTCCCCCAGATAGCACCGTTAACATCCATAACGAATAGCCAGCCATCGAGATAGGCCCAGCCAGGAACGAGTGCCAAGGCGGTGAAGTTTACATCAGTGATACTGACAAAGGCATTAGTGGAGGGGGTGTAGATTACTCCACCTAAGAGATTTTGTATGACAACTGTCTGAGGATTAGAGTTAATCGTTTCGAAATAAGAAAAGAATCCTGTAAATGGGCCGACGGATGGGGCAGGGCCAATGTTGACAATAGTGCCTGTACCAGCGGTTGCGGCGTAATACTGCGCACCGATGGAAGAGATTACAAAGGGGGCGTGATTAGCGCTGAGGGGGAATACATAGGTGTAGAGACCTCCAGCGTTGCTTCCACCAACAGGGCTCTCAGTCCATAAAGGAGTGGGGCTTATTCCCAAGCGTTTGTAGATGTAGTATTCCTGATCCTCAGGATCTAGTTCAGCGAAGCAGTTAATCAGCCGGGCATCACGTGTGATAGGAGTGCCAATGTCGCGGGACTGAAACCGGTTGACCAGTGGCCAGCGTTTGGGGATGGAGAGGGTTTGAGCACTAGGCATGGATGTTACCCGGGGATGGCCACAATATCATACCCGTCTATCATTGAAACCTTTGCCCCATATACTGACTCCTCGGATCCGGCTGGATGAAGATTGAGGCGTCTTCGACATCCCAATCCTCAAGGATCTCGAGAGTCTTATCAGCCATCTTAGTACAGCGGTCGATCACAGCCTGAGGCTGGCCCGTAGCAATGATCTCCGCAAGGTTCCATTCGAGGGTATCGAACCACTCTTGAGGGAAGTTCATCGTATCGACCAAGGTGATAGGGGAGGTAACCTGATTCTGAATGATCACATGGATAATGCCGAGGGCGGCTTCGGCGTCTGGGACTAGCCAGGGATAGAGGTTGGTAGTAAATTGTTGCTTGTCAACATAGTATTGACTGATCTCGCCCTGGATAGTATGGGTGCCCAAGAGATTCCACTCATTTCGCGAGAGAGGAATGAGTGGACGCAGGGCGGTGCTGATATCCTGGAAATAACATTCCTTTATCCTCGTTGGCCTTGTAATTACAACATTGCCAGTGGGGCCAAAGGAATATAGTGGGACGCCAGCTTGGAGAACTGGAGCCTGGAGAAGGAAGTCTTGCTCGAGCCAGAGCTTAATGCCCTTGGTCTGCAAGCGGTTGAAGAGATCCTGAAGTCGAGGGAAATATTCCATAAGATGGTCAGAATTAGGGTCCCGCCCGCGGCCGAGGAGCCCTGCATCCACCATTGCGTTGCGGATGCAGCGGTAGGGGGTGTTCATCAGAGGAAGGACATTGGCCATGGGTCTCTCACTGCTTGTCAAAATCAAGGT